TACTCATATTACTAGCTTGTATTTCATCAAATACATCTTCTATAATATGTTGCATACCATGTTTAAGAATAGTACCACATAGAATATACAACTGATCACCTAGAGCATCAGCAATCTCCACTAAAGATTTATTATAACATGCTTCAAGGTATTCATCATTCTCTTCTTTCATTAGGGTATGTCTTAAATCATACTCTGCATTAGATAATAATTGTGGCCATTTACCATCTTTTTGACCAAATGCTTTGTGGAACTCTGCCACTGCTTTTAATTGTTTTTCCATATTCAAATTTAAAAAAAAAAGGGGATAGCTGAAAGCTACCCCCTTAATTGTTAACCAATAATCCTTATTATGCTAAGGATATCAAAAGAAATCTGAAATATTATTATCTTCAGATTCATTTTCATCAAAATTCAAATCAAAATCATCATCAAATGAATTGTTTGAATTTTCTTCAATAACTACTGCCATTTTAGTATTTTCATTAAGTTCAATTGTATCAATTACAACAGGAGCCTGAAATACATTACCAATAGGATCTGTATAAACTACAGTTTCATCTTGGGGAAAAATGTCCTCAGAATTTTCGGGACTAATTTCCATAACATCTTCATGTGTATCCGGTTTTTCTATTGGAACTAGTAATGAATCTAACACAGCATCATCATCCTCATCAATATCAAATGGAACTTCTATGTCTTCAACAACATCTTCAACTACTTCTTCAGACTGGTGCAAAACCTCTTCATTTTCTACCTCTTCTTGCACCGGTTGAAATGCATCATTTGGTGTAAGAGGATATTGGGCTTGCAATACAGAATCATCACCTGTTTCTTCAGCAATCTGTACAAGAAGATTTGTTTGGTTCTCAGGTTCTCCATAATTAGATACTAATGGATCTTCTACAGGTGCACTAACAGTGTTAATAGGTTGAACTACCTGTGCAGGTGTACTGCACTGCTGAAAGTTTCCGATAGTAGAGATAAAATAATGAAGAATTCTTTGGTCTTCCATCCAAGTTTTTGGATGAGATAACTGCAATGCATTAGTCACATAGTTATAGAATGCCCATAAACTATCACTACTTGCAAATACATGTTGTGGTCTTTTCATCTGATCTCTAATCATACTAGCTTGCTCAGTAGTAAGAATCTCATACTCTGCAAACAATACTCCTAGTAACTGAGACTGTTTTCTTTTATTAAGCATAACAGTTTCCATAGTAGCTTTGTCAGAACACAATTGAGTATAATACATATGAGCATTTGCAATGTAAGAATCAATTGTATCTTTTGTTTCAGTATCTGCAGAACCAGTGTGCTTTCTAACCCATGAACCAACTTCTCCAGAAATCATTACAGATCCTGTTTGATTTATGTAAGCACCAACTACACATTTAAACTTTACTTGTTTATTATAACTGTTTGTCCAGGCAAACATCATAGACAACTCCGGGTCATTATTAAAATTTAACTTATAAATTCCCTGAGCAATTTGTCCGTCAGCAGTACATCTGTACTCCTCATCTACAATACCAAACCCTGCATTAGCAAGGGCTTGATAAGCATAATCAATTACAAACTGGTGAGTGATCACAGTATAAGTGGCACCATGTGTTGGTAGTGCTACACTTATTAAGTTTGCTTTTGTTGTGTTCTGTATTTTCTTTGGCATATTAAAATAAACTTAATTGATTTGTACTAGGGTCAAGAGATTCTATCTCTTTCCTTACTTTATTTACATAGTAATCATAATTAATATTATAATCAGAAATTGGCTTTTCTTCATGGTCAATATACAATGTCTGGAGCCACTTACCGGCTTCTACTTGTATATCTCTACCATCTGAATTATTCCTCTTCATAATTTTACTACCTGTCTTGGATACATAGTATCTAATAGTATGCTGTAAAGGTTTTTCTTTATATACTCCATCTTCCAATAAGCGTTCTTCAAATCTCCAATCACCTTTAATCTTAACACCACCACAAAAATCAAATATATTTGTGTGAGATTTAATAAACTCTTCCGGATCTTTTCCCTCTACAAAGTATGCATGTACTGCTTTAGGAATAATCAAGAAACTTTTGTTTTTATGAAGAGCTAGATTATCATATTCAAATCTACCTTTACATTTAGACTTACCTTTCTCGTCCACAGCAATATAATTATTTACATCACCTAGTACAAGTTTAGAATAAGTGTTGTGTTCCAACTCAAGACTAGTCATCTTCTCCCATATTTTACAAATCTCCATGTATTTGTCTACATATTCTCTAGGAATCATAGTCTCAAGACCATCTGTGTTTTGCATTAATGGTATTGCACCTGGTATACCTTCACAAATCATCTCATACAACATAGTCAAACTTAGCTGACCATTAATAGTAATACTCATTGTAAACTGCGGGTCATATAGGAAACTATTCTCATCATTACTTAACCCATAGGTTGAGTTTAGAATAATCTTATAGACATAGTTTCTTGGATCACTCTTAGGTATTATTCTTCTTTCATCAAAGAACCATTCATACTGTTCACAGAATTCTACTTTAGGTAAATGTGCCGGAGCCCAACCATTTCTAATAGCTAGATTAGGATAATAACTAACAACATCTGAAGTCATGATAACCATATCAGCATTAGAGTTGTATACTTTACTAGCTCTAGCACCATGCATACCACCAAGACCGTAATCAGTCTTTACTCCTTTGTATTGTACAGAATACTTAAAACTACCTTTAGTTTCTCCAGGATAGAGAACTACTTCTTGAAATTTTGCTAAAAGTCTTTGAAATGTAGCTGTCTCAAAACTAATATAAGGAAGAATGATATCCTTAAATATGATCTGATTTCTATGAGTTCTCATATTTCTCAAATCATATTTTTTAATTCCCGACTTTTTACTCAAGAAATGTAGAAATAATTCTTTTGCAATTCTTGGCTCAGAAGCTGAGAATAAATTAATACTATATTCTTCAGTCAATTTTCTTCTAAGTTCAATCTGTTCTTTACTAAGAAACATAATTGCTTTAGTAGACTTGACATCATTAATACAATATTTAATAATATCTGGAATCTGTTCTTGAGTTATCTCAGTAGAGTGATGGATGGGCATATCAATTATGTTCTTCCAGTCCATAGTATACTGAATCCACTTTAATGAACTTCTCTTAGCTGGATTATCCCAATGGTTAAGCTTGAATACATCTACCTGGTTTATATGCATATCCCGGGCAGAAAACTCTGCAAATTCTCCATTACTTTGTCTATTAATAGTTTCTTGTGCTCTATTATATAAAAACTTTGCAACAGTCTCCCCGTCATGCATCATCAGTGTTTCACTATTCCGGATGATATGTTCAGTAATCTGACTGTCAAAGCTCAGACCATTAAAACTAACATGCCATTCATTGTTAAGTGAATTACTCTTTAGAAATAAGACCAAGTCTTCTATATCATTTCTTGATTTGTGACAGACAAATATTCTCTGTTCTTCAGATTTTATGTCTTCAAATACTCCTATGAAACAATTACTAAGAGTTTCATAGTCCATTACCCAATGTGTTCTCATGGTAGTGCTGTAAATAAACCTTCGTGAATAGGATCTTGTAATTTTTTAGTGTTGAGCCATACTTTTGTTTCAGTAGGCATTTTAGCTTCACATTCACTGCAGTGTTCAATCCTTTCTGAATGATTTGAACTACAACACTCACATTTAATTGGAAAGCTGAAATAGGTAATTCTTAATGGACCTATTTGGTGACAATATTTACATTGTCCATATGGCATATCTCCCATAATAATTGTGTTCAGTTAAGCTGTTCCCCCGTTTAAGTTAATAAAAAAAAGAGGGTGCTTGGTACCCACCCTCTTTTCATTCAGGCTCCAATCATTTATGCCTCAGTTGCAGCTGGGATCATAAACTTCTTGTAATCAAACTTTGGATTAACACTTACAAGTTTGATTAATTCTTCAATTGCAGTAGCATCTTCTACATAGAATTCTTGAAACACTTCTATTTTATGTCTCTCTTGCTTCATACCTTTGGCTCCTGCAATAGGTTGACCATAATCATCAAGCTTAGGTAACATGTGTAAAGAAGTTTTTCTAATTTTTGAAATCACCACAAAGACTTTAGTCTCCGGATCAAAAATACATTCTACATAGGGACATGATTCTACTACAGGAATCAATCTAAAAGTTTTCTTGTCTTGCCATGTGGCTTCAACAAGCATCATTGATTTTTCACTCATTTTTTGTTGGTTTTAATTTGACAAAGTTATTTAATAATTTTAATGTTTTCCAAATCTGCAACCTCAATAACTAACATTTCTTTATTTAAGTCTGGTTTATCACATAATTCACCAACAGATTGGAGCATATCAATGTCTACTTGAAGAATTCTTGCATATGTTTCAAAATGTTTTTCAGGAAACAAATAACTCTCTACATAGGCATAGTTGCCACTTCTCTTATCAAAAAATTCTAAAATTTTGCGCTTTGTTTTAATATTAATTTTACTGTATTTTCCATTTATAAAATTCATCCAATCATCCTCTAAATCAGAAAAATTAAATACTACAACTAGATTTTCATCATCCACCTTTACAAAATCTACCAATCTATTATGTTGGAGAAGAACATTTTTTTCAAATTGTAAATATTCTAAATCTGTTCTAGGTGTATAAATACATACTAGTTTCATATCCTCAGAGTTAACTTTTTCATTCCAAGACAAATAAGTCTCTCTTGGAATTACACTTGTTCCTCTTTTAATGCCCAAGAGCGGATATAAAAATATCTTGGACTTCTGAAAGTACTTCTTATAAAGCGCATCAATTACCATAAGTTCTACAATTTTATGTTACCAACTGCTAGGTCATATGGTAGACTAAAGTTCTTATTCTCATAATGCCAACTAGCAATATTAAGAATATCTCTAAAATCTTTTCTCCATTGTGACATAGATTCTTGTGACACTTGAAATGGATACACTAAATTATATTTATCAATTACAATAAAAGTAACTTGTACTCTCCATTGGTGTCTGTCTGGCTCATCTTTCAAGAACTTTTCTGCAGCTAGTACAAAATATATAACAGCTTGTATCCAATATTTGTAGTATTCCACAGCTTCAGGAAAATCCTGAATAGACTTACCAGTTGTCTTTAAGTCATTGACAAAGATTGTTTTACTACTTTTATCAATAACTACATTGTCAAGAAACCCATGAAGGCCAAAAGGTAATCTGTCATGATCCATTTTAATGTACAACTCATTAAACACTTCAATGTGATCATCTTCCTCAGTTTTGTCTAGCTGTAATAAAGCTCTGATGTCTTTGTTACTTTTTAGTATCTCTACCTGTGCTTTGCAGCCATCCAAAGTAGGTTGATCTACCACTGTTTTGTCTAAACTTGCTTTGAGGAATTCAAAATACTCCTTGTTCTCTTCAGTGAGAATCTTTTCCAATCTTTGAGCATCTGTTTTAAGTGCCTGATAAAGATTTGCTGTAAGTAGTTGTGTGAGTATATCTGGTGAGTAGTCTTCCAAAAGTAATGAATTATTTCCAATACTACAGTGAATTCTAAAAATATTATCAATAATTTTTCTTTGGCTATCTGTAGGAAATTTACCCGGCATGGTTATAAACTTGTCATTATATGCATCTGGTTCAAACAAGAGACAGTGTAGGACGCTCCCTCCTACAAGGTGAGCATCCTTACTGTCTTCCCGCTGGTTGAGCACATAATGATTGTAAAAAGCAGCAGGTGAATAAAGTAACTTATTCAACCCACTGTAACTGAAGTAAAACTTCTTTTTGTAAAATCTCTCTAGTTCATCAGAACCATTCAAAGTCATCTGTGTCATTTGTCTCTTCTGTTTGATTGTTATTTAATTCTTCTTCAGGGTCCTCTAGAGTTTTATTTGTTTCAGATTCGGAAACATTTTCTGACTGTTCTAATTCTATTAACTCTGACTTAAGTTCATTTCTATCAATTCTACCAAATGCAGTTGCTATGTCTCCATCAGAGAATTCTAGACTTACAACATCATCCATAATGTCATCAGCCACCCCCGCAACCCCTGGTATTGAATTTAGGTCCTCTAAATTAGCATGTAATTCAATAACCTCTTCTTCAACTTGACCCTCTGGTACAAAGTCTTCTAGTTTGTTATATACATAGTTTGCATTCAACAAAGCCAGTGTTTCTGGATTAACTGTCACGGTTTTTACTTTAAAGAAAGTAGAGTCACCATGTTTCCCAATCTGATCACCATATTTTTCCATAATGATGTTTATTTTCTCTGTATCAAGAACACCCTTGTCAATTAGAGATTTCATTATGTCATCTATGTTTGTACTCATGTAACTATCTTTATTTAGATATCCTAGTAAAGACTTAAAATTAACATGCTTTTTAGTATGACAACTGTTCATTTCACCAGAATATTCTTTAAATAACATTTCTAGGTAGAGTAAGCTATCTATATAGTTAGAATTAGCCATTATCTCCATTGCTAGAATATGATTATCATTATCTGAGCTCTTAAACATGTCAGATAACTGCTCAAACATTACTGAATCTATGATAACTGCATCAGGACCATTAATATACTTTAATAATTCAGCCTCATCATAAATTGTAAGAGTAGTAACTGCAGGAAAATAATCCCTATAAGTATCATCAACTGCATAGAATGTCCTAGAGTTATTGATAGATGCTACAAGACCTTCAATCTTTCTTGCTTCAAGAAATGGATATTCATTTCTAATTTCACTAGAAGAACTATAATCCATATACACACACTCTTCTTGATAAAATTCTAGTGCTGTCTCCACATTTTGAATATAATAATCATCCATAAACTGTTTTACTATCTCAAACATCTGTTTAAAATGATCAGTTGACATTCTGTAATACCAATTATTACTTGTTATTTTGTGTGTGGTACTTCTACCAGCAAATATGTGTGTTGCATCATCTATGTTTCTGACAGATTTAATACCATGTTCCATAGTTAAATCCTTCATTTTTACCCGGGGAATATTTACTCCAGGTAGAAAATACAATTTGTCTCCTTTAGTAGGGACATAGTTATCATTTGAAATTACAAAACCAGATTGATTGTTATCTTCAGTACCAAAAGTTGTATCAACTTTCATAATAACTTCTGAGGCAGTAGCTTCAATTTCAAAAAACAAATAATTTTTCATTGTCTTAAGTTTAATAAGGGGAGTTTTATCTCCCCCTATGTTTGTTTTTAATTATAAGTATGTTAAATTAAAAGGGGAAAACCCTTTATGTTTCAATTACTTGACAGCCATCTTCACCACGTCTGGATTCATCATCAATTGACTGAACTTAACTTTGTTTCCATTAACAATCTCTTTGACCATGTAATATCTAAGGTCATTAGTGAATGCTTCACAGTCTGTAGTAAGTTTAGCTATCCTATCAATAATAGGTTTAGCAATGGATCCTTTATCTGCAAGTGTTAATGAATAATTGATTATCCTTGTTGCAATTACACTAGAGATATCAGCACGGAAATCATCATCTTTACCAACTGCATTAGTCAAGGAATTCATTACATACTGCTCATCTTTAGTCAAGATATCTGCAGGACTGATTATTCTATCTAGTTTGTTATTAATGAACATAGTAAACATTGAACTAAAATCTACACCAACAGAACCCTCACCAATCATTTGAATCAATGGAAGATCATCTTCAAACTTAGGTACAGAACTAATAGCATTGAAGAAAGTAGTAATAGATCTTGGATTAACTCTTTGAGTTACCAACTCTGGGTGCATCAACATAAAGTTAATACATCTACCATCTATGTTTGCTTTCTCTGCCCACTTAGCCCATACATCAGCATCATATTTCAACTCAACAGAGATAAATCTAGTCTTCTGAGCAACATCCAGAGAAGTTACATTGTAATCTCCATTGTCTGGATTAGTAGTCAAAAGTACATGCCAGTTCTTTGGTAACTTCCAAGAAACATATTCTTGTCTATCTAGAATCTCCATAGTTGCTTGCATAAATCTTGCATCAGCTCTGGTATAATCATCAAGAATCAAGAAACCACCTTCACCTTTACCCTGAATCCACTCAGGAGCAGCATGTGACATCCTTTTATCTACCACTTTAAAACCTTTATGTAGTGCTGCATTTACTTGTGCTTCACCAATCCATTTAGTTTTACCCTCAGCATTTTGTATTTGAAATTCTTTTACAGGAAACCCAACCAAGTCACCTAATTCTTCTAACTGAGATAAATTAAGCTTTACAACATCCATTTGTAATTCTTTACCTAACTGCATGATAGCAGAAGTTTTACCCAAACCGGCATCACCTTCAATATTAATAGCCACAGGAACTTTTCCTTCAGACTGAATGTGTTGGTTATTCTTAACCATGTGTTTAATGAAATTCTTTAACTCATCAACATTTAATTGTACTTGGCTCATACTCTTTTTTTTATAGTTCTAACTTAATTACTTTACCTGGCAATCTATCATTCATGCTTGATCTCTCGGACAAGACCCAAAGAACATTTCCTTTTGGTCTTACACTTGTATAACATTCACCATCAGTAAAATACACCAGGCTTGTATATTTCTTCAGGTTTTCATTAAAATATTCTAGGACGGGATCAAATTCAGTCCCACCTCTTCCTCTCACATTCATTTCAAATTTACCTTTGTAAGGTTCAATTGAATTGATTCTTGTATCACACTGCACAATAGTAATATCAACACCACATTTATAAATATGGTAGATTTCACTCATGAACTCTTTAAGTTCAGCATCACTAACAGATCCTGAAGTATCTATAGCCAACAACATATGTTGCCTCATTTTTACTTTAAGACCAGGATTTGCTTCAAATCTGCGGTTCTCTTTTCTCCTAATTTTCTTGGTGAATACTTTTGTACTTACACCAGTAAATCTTCTAATAAAGCCTCTCCAATCAAATTTAGGTGGAACTACTTCTTCTACAATAATAACTCCTTCAATTTCCCCGGGAACAGTACCTCTTTTCTTGATAGTTTGCTCTTTAGCATCAGTAAGAACTTTTTGTAACTGCTTATCAATCAATTTCTGTTCTGCCTCAGTAAGATTTTCAAAGTCTTCCCATGTACTATGATCAGGAACATCTCCTTCTTCAATGTCATCTAAGAGATCATCCATTGCTTGATTACCACAAGTACCATTCTTATCTTTTTCATCCTTAAGTTCCTTAAGTTTGTCATAATAATATCTGGCACCGGCTTTTAAATCAAGATTAAGATCAGCATAGTCTTCAATCATGATACCTCTAGGAGGAATCTTTCTTGCAATCTCCATAATTTCATCTAATGGAGCATCTCTTTCTCTTGCTTCAAGAATTTCAAGCTTTACTTGTTCTTTAATAGCATCAACTTCTTCTTTGGTATACTCCCCGCCAGGCAACCAGTTTCTATCAATATACTGATTGATTTCCATGTCCATTGCAACATTGGCTAGCTTCTTATCAGTAAACTTAAAGAATGTTGTAAGATGTCCAAAAGCAATATGAAGTAACTCATGCTTCAATAAACCAAGTCTGTGATCTTCACTAAGACCTTCCCAAAACTCCGGATTAATAGTAAGCTGATAATTAATACCATTCTTACTAACACCAGCTGTAGGAACTCTTCTGCTATCCCATAACTTATTCAACATAATGAGAAAGAACCCATAATAGGGCTCTTTCAACATTAGTTCTTTACCTGTTTTACTTAGACTCTGTTGTTTGTCCATTGTCTTTTAGTTTAATGTTTATTTCAAAACTATCTGTTGGGTACCCAATTTGCTCCAACATACTTGTCATATCTCTGACAAAATATTCCATAAACAACTCTACTGAAGTCTTAGAGCCCCTCTGAGCTGTAATAAGACTAAGAGTTCTTGGACTACTAAGATTACTTTCTCCAACTATACTCACTAATTTACTGTGTATTTTCTTCCCAGCTTCAGACCAGTCAGATTTTGGTACACCAGAGAACTTGTACATTACAAGTAACTCTCCTATGTATTTATCTACATCAACATTCTTCAATGCCTGAAATGCTACAATATGATTCTCTCTATCAGAGGATTGTAACATGTTTAATAAATTTCTTGTTTCTTCTTTGTCAAAAATCATTTTTGCCATCAGTCTTCAATTTTTAAAGTTTTTAATGCCCACTCTTGTGGTTTACCACTTGCAATCATATCAGCCCATTCTTTTGCAGTAGGAATATAATTATTGCAATCCTCTTTGACATGCTGTTCTCCAACATATCTTACATATACATCTTTACCGTCAGAGTTGGTAATAGTCATACCAAATCTTTTTTCACATTCAAATATACCTTCACTGTGGTGTCTGAACATTCTATGCATACTGTGTCCAATCCAAGCTTTAGTTTCATCAAACCATTGATGGATTTCTAAATAGTCAGTAGGACAACCTCCAAACTTTTTAGCTGAGGACTTTGCATGTTGCCAAGGATGTGCCATACTAAAGATTTTTAAATTCTTCTTCTAAATCAGCTAAAGCTATTGTAACACTGTCAAGCTCTCTTTTAATAAGATCTTTTATACCTTCTTTATCATATAAAGAAACTTCACTTTTTCTTCCAAAAGCACCTGCTGAGTATTGTACTGTTACTGATGTAAAACATGATTTAAGAGCTTCTTCAAGTCCTCTTTTTCTCCTAATAAATTTATCAATGTTTTCTTGTAAATTTTTACCAGTAATAAATTTTTCTTTATTCATTACATGTTATTTATATGATTCAATATACTTTCTTTAGCATCATGATATCCTTCACCATAAGCATCTTCAAGTGCAAATTTTACTTTTTCAAGTATTTCATCTTTTAATTCATCTGTTAATGTCTGAGTTTCAACTTCATCTATTAACCATCTTTCAAAATCTTCCATTATTCTTCTGTTTTACTTAATAAATCTCCATCATGAAAGAAATCTTCAGTTTCAGTAATTCTTACATGATTATTTATAACATACTTTCCAGAAGGAATACATATACACAAATCTCCATAACCACCTTCATTATTCCACCAGTCTTCTATATCACTAAGAATCTCATCTGCAAAATTTTCAATTTCACTATATAAACCTCCATCAACATTTGCTAAGTTAGATTCAGTTTCCCAATCATTTACTCTATCACATACTTCTTCTGGAGTTTCACATGATTGTTTTGTAATACCAATCCATTCTATGGCACCGGAGTCTCCTCCACCATCATATTTTACTTTAACACCTGTAATACCTAAATCAGCCAATTTGAATAAGACTGTTGTTAGTTCTACCTCTGTCATGATTATTTGCTTTCTACAATGTTATACACACCTTCAATCATACCCCACGATGATTGCTCTTGAAATCTATATGTTTCAGCTACATCATTAGAATCCATTGGTCTTGTTAAATACCAAATTTCTGCTTCTTTCCAAGTTACATTTACTAACTTTCTTCCTTTAGGTAGATCAATTGTTCCTTCACCACCCCAAGCTTTTACTCTTGAATTTTCAGTACATGCTGTTAGAGTCAAGGCTACTAAGCCAAGACAAATAAATAGTTTTTTCATAATTACTTTGTTTTGTAGAACCTTCCTAGAATGTTCCCGTTTAAAAACTCATCTTTCTCAAGCACTTCATATTGAAATTGGTGCTTTACTTCTTGATATGTCAGCTCCATCTGAGTAGAACAAATGACAAGAATTTCTCTTTTGATTGGTATTCCAGCTTTGTGAGCTTCCTTTAAAACTTTATTACTGCTGTAATAATTCATGAAGTCTGGCTTAAGCTCCCTTTTGTACTTTTTAAGTCTCTTGTCTGTGGACATTGCTAGAGCTTTTTTACCTAGAGGTCTTTTAATATTGGCAAAGAAGTTCTTCTTACCAATGTATGCAACAGACTTACCATCTATGATAGCAGTCATAATATAAATAAATCCTACACCTCCTTGAGGTATGTCACCTTCATTAAATTCTTTTCCTTGATAAATCCAGCTCACGTTGCATGTGTATTAATTTACTTTTAAAAACTTCATTTTCACCTTTATGGTGTAAGTAATGGATTGTTATTTCAGCTAACTCAAGTTGAAACATAGTATTTTCTTTTTTAAGATCTTCTAACTGTTCTTCAAGAAGTATATTTTGTGCTTCAAGTGTAGATATCTCATCTTTAAGTTCAGCTATTTCTTCATTGAGGTCCTTTAACTCTATCTCAATTTTATGTCTTAGATCTCCAAAAAAACTACTAGCATAGTCAATATGCTCTTCAAGGTCATTCATTGTTCTTTCTAAACTCATAATGCTTGTTTTAATAAAGGTAGTAATACTTTTCTTACAGCATCTACACCATGGAGTTTTACTGAATCAGATAGATCTTTCTCCATAGGGAGATTGATTGATTCTACTCCATAAGTTTTCTTATATTTTTCTGCAGACATTTTACCTGGATCATCATTGTCAAATAAAACAAATACTTTCTTATAATGCTTAATTGCTTTTTGCATATAATTAGGATGAATCATTGAATTTTCACTGTCTGGAGCAATTGATTCAGCATCAGTAATTTTTAGCTTTGTAAATGCCATTAGATCTTTTAATGATGAAGTAATTATAAGAAATTTCTTATCTCCTCTAAGTTGCTCACTACCTTGGACATAATCTTGAACTTTAATAAACTTATTATCTTTTATCTTAGGCTGATATATTTTATACAAGGTTCCGTCTTTTTTAAAATAACCATAGATATAGTTATTTGAAATTCTCATAGTACTTTGTATTCCTAAATTATCTTCTTTTGCCATTTCATAAAATGATAACGGAGCTACATTATAAAACTCAAGCATTTTTGATCCAATTCCAAAACCACTCCAATAATTTTGATCTAAGTTATTCCAATGTCTAATCTCATAATCAAAAACTCTGAATTTACTATGTGGTTTTATGCTTACAATAGGAGGTGGCTCATGAGTTTTTATATAGTCATTATAATCATCAATAATTTTAAAAGAGGCTCTATTCCTTTCAGGAAGATTAAATAAGTTTTTTACAAGATCTAATGCATCACCACCATGTCCGGAGGAAAAATCCTTATACTTGTAAGTGTTCTTATTATCTACATAGATATACATAGACGGTACTTTATCAGAACTATTAAAAATAGATTTGATCTTGAGACTCTGTCCAGTAAGTTTTTCAGTAAGACCCAGATAAAACTCAAAAACCCATTCTTTGGGTATATCTTCTAATCTGGCTATTAAGTTTTTAGTAGATAGCATCTCTATAAAATAAAAATAGGGGGAACTGAATTCCCCCTATTATTGTTACAATAACTAGTCTAGATTGAAATCAGTAGAAAGATTACTTGGAGATGAAAAATCATCATCATCACCAAATTTATTTACATCCTTAACTTCTAATTTTTTAAGATGCTTAGTTTCATCATAAGGAATAACTTTACCACCTTCAACTTCACCAAAACTATATTTTTTATTTTCTGCTTTAGGAAGCCACATGTCATAGTTAGTATAGTCATTCTTGTTAAGATATTCTTTACCTGCTACACAAAATTCAAGATACTTATCTTTGAATGGAGCATTTTTGCTAAATGCTACAACAAAATCTTCAATAGTTTCATGTTGACCATCTTGCTCAATAAACCAATCATTTATTCCAAGAGTTTTAGACAAACTCTGTAGAAAAATTAGAATTGATCTATCTCTCTGAATTTTAATGCCAGACTTAGTTTCACCATCTGAATATGCATACTGACTTGCTTTGATTCTACCTATTTGACCGGCATAGTGACCAGCTTCTGGATTGTCTTTATCTAACATAAATCCTTCAAAACCTTCTATTGGTTCAGTTTCTACATGAAGAATCAAATGTTTAGCTCCTTCAATAAATCTAAAATCTTCTAGCTCTATGCTATTAATTTTTAATACATGATTGCCTGGAGCAATTGTTTTTGGTAAAGATGAGCTGCTACTTCCTGCACCCAAATCTGTTGTACTTAATCCCATTGTTTTTTATTTTTTAATTATTAAATGAATACTTTTTCCCATGAGGTTTTTAATTCCCCATCAATCAGTTCTGTAACTACTATCTCTTCATTACGTAAATGCTCTGGTCTTGCACCACAAGTAACCTCTTCATTAGTCTTAAAAGACAAAATAGTTTTGTTACCTTTTCTATACATATACCCAATGGCATCTGCATTAGCACAAATTAGAGTTTTTATTTTACCTGTCAAATCAATGTTTGCAGACATTACCATCTCCCCTTTATCATCTACCTGTTTGTCTTTAATGTGACCAGATAAAATAATTGTGGGTGCTAATGTATCAATAAAATCTAAAACTTGAAAGAATGCTTGACGAATATATAAATATCCTGCACCATTTGGTAATGTAATTACAGTATCACCATCAAAGTTTTTACCCATTGGTGTTGCTCTATAAAGTTTAACAGCCAAAGGCATAATCATCTCTTCTAATGCAGTTACAGTATCTACAGTAATAAACTTATAAGGCTTGCCTGCTTCTTTGATAGCTTTACCTGCTTCTAAAAGTTCTTGAAGATTAGTAATTTTTACTTTTAAAGCTTCTACATACTCAGTACCATTTTCCAAATCTAATATTAGATTGTCTTCAAGTCCCGCATATGCAGTTGTTTTACCTGTTTTAGGTTTAGAATAGATTACAATTCTTTTAGGATTTACTCTTTCTGCTTTTACTTTTTTAGTTGGAAGTACTATACTCATATCTCACTTTTTGTTTGTTTAATCAGATCATTTAACCAAGGCTTTGCACTTACTGGTTTCATCAGCATTATAGATGCAAAATCTAAAATTGTCATTTCAGATAATGGTGCATCTGCAATTTCATTATTTTGAATGTCAAGTTCTACTTCTGTTTTAGGAGCAAACTCTTCTTCAAAATCAGGAAATACACTAAGTGTTTTCTGTAATTGAGGTAGTTTGTTTTTCTCTCTTTTTTCTTCCTCTTTTCTTTTTTCATAAAGAGCATAAGAGATTTCATTACCATCAGGTAATACAACTAATAACTCACTTACTGACACAATATACACTGAATATGAACTTCTTTCTCTAAGTTCATATTCTTCAGCATAAAAAGGATTAGCTTTAAACTTGAATAAAGGTCTGTCTTCAAACATACTTACATAATCTAATTCATTTCCTTTATCATCTCTGATAACATCAATAAATTCCATGTAAATGTCTTCATTCTTTTTAAGCTCTCCTTCATAGAGTTGAATGTTTCTTCCAGTACGTCCTTTCTCAAAAAATGCCATTTTTAGAGTAAAATAAGGATTGGGAAGAAGTAGTTTTTTAAAGGTATCTGCATGATATGCAAAGTACTCTTTTTCTTTTTGTTTTCTGTCCATTTTTATTTTGTATTTATACTTTTTGCTTGAGCAGGTGGATTTATTTCAATTATCCGCATATTTGTTCTATCAAGTTTAAAGAAACTCATCTTAGTAACACCATTTCTTGATTTTAAGAAATGAAAAACAAGAATATCATCATCTTCAATAATATACTTATCAGGACCATAATGTCTTATTTTTCTTATAGAAGGTTTATTTATACCCAATACAACATCAGCATGTTGTAACAAAGCATCTGCTCCAAATAAATCAGAATCTAATACATAGTTACCATATTCACCATCTCTCTGTCTGTCAGGGGAATCAATATTCCTATTCAACTGACTTAACACTACAAATGCTACGGGATAATGTTTCTTCATATAAGTGAGTGCTTCACCTAATGCATAGAGCATCTCAAACTTATCCTTTTCTTGCCCTTTAGCTACTTTAAATAGTGCTGAGTGATCTATAGTGACAAGCATGTTAGTGTATTTTTTAACTGTGTTGCCATCTTTATCTTTCACCATTACTGCCCGCTTCTCCATTTCATTATGAATGGTAGCACACATTACATCTACTGTACATGGATCATAAATAACTTCAACAATATCTCTATCCTTGGAGTTTTTATAAAGTTCAACACACTTATCAAATACGGCATCATCTAATGGTTCTGCCTTACTCATCAATGTATTGTAATCATAACCTGTATTTAGACTCAGCTTTCTGATACCATTGGTTTCATCAAGCATTTCAAACTGGAACTTAAGAACTGTAAATTCATGGTCTTTATTAAGTTTGATGATATCATCAATTAATTGCTCCATGAATAAAGTTTTTCCGGTACCAGGCCTAGCACCCACAACGGTGATAGTTCTCCACTCTAGTCCATCACAAAAGGCATCATTAAATTTGGGCCATGCACTTTTCAATGATTTTAAACGTCCTTTTCTTCTAGCTTCAATCTTATAGATAGCTTTTTTGAGAGCATCTCTCTCACTGACCGGTATCAAAGGTGCCGCCCCATTAAATAAATTTGCCATAATGTTAATCTACTATTTCTTTAAAATAATTTAATTCTGTGTCTTCAGAACTATTTAAAAACTCACAATAAGTTGCTAAATCTGAATCCCAACTTTTGTCTACATTTTGTTTCCTTACAAAATATTGTGAAGTCCTCATATAGTCATATCTTTGGATACTGTATTCATCAACATATCTTTGTGTTGCTTTTAAAATTGTTTCCCAAGTATAATTATAGTTTTCAAAAAACCATCTAAATGCATTTTCTAAACTTTTAGGGTTTACTCTTGCATATTTGCCACTAGATAGTTTTTTGTTTGGAAATATTTCATTGTACTTTTGAATATTTTCAATGAAATTGTTACCCATTATACTAATTGATGTTTTTTTCTTAGTTTTCCTAAAATATCCATCAATTTCTGTCATAAAGATAATGCTTTTTGAAGTAAGTTCCAAGTTTTCTGTAAGCCATTGATCCGTTTGCAGCTTTTTGCACTCAAGTGCTTTGTTGACAAAATTTCCAACAACAGTTTTTTCTTTTATACAATGTAAAACATAAAAAGAATTTGGTGTCAGTCCTTCTCTAATTAGTTTGCTAAATATTTCCGTCATATCACCAAGTTATTAAAGTTCCAGAGTTTGTTTCTACTATAGAAGATATTTTATTAAATACATCCATACAATCCCATTTACCACCAGAATAAGCAGCAGAAGCAGGATGTTTAATATAAAACTTATAATTATTATCATTAGTAAGTTCAGACCATTCTTCAGCTTTCTTACCCATATAAACATAAATAAGTCCTGGGTTGTAGTTATTCAACCAGTCTAACAGATATGCTGTAAATTTCTGCCAAATATCATAATGAGTACCAATCTTTCCAACTTCAACTGTAAGAGCAGTATTCAGCATAAGTATTCCTTGATTAGACCATCTTTTAAGATCTAAATCTTCACTTATAACATGATTACCATATACAGTTCTATCAACTTCCTGTAGAATAAATTTAAGACTTGGCTGTAATTTATTTGTATTGCTGCAACTAAATGATATACCATCTGCTACACCTAACTGTGGATACGGATCCTGACCAATAAATACAACTTGTAATTTACTGTATGGGCATTCTTCAAAAGCTCTGAATACTTGTTTTAGTGGCGGAGTCCATCTTCTATCAGACTGACTGAGATTCCATAACTGAGTAAGTATAGTATCAAAATCAGAACTAAATATAAAAGATTTAAAAACTCTATCCCAACCACTAGGTTTAAGCTTTTCAAACATTTTTTGTTTAATTTCTTCTAATTCCATTTTTTTGCTATTTTTGATAAAAATTTATATTATGAGCACAGTCAAAGTTCAAGAAATGAAAAATGATGCAATCATTGAGATCAAAGTAAATAAAAATTACTATTTGATGGTTAAAGCTACACTTTTTGATTTGTTTACTATTTTAACTGAAAAAGGTTCTACTGAAGAATCATTAAAAAGTATAGCTAATAGACCATATGCAGAATTAACTCCAAATGAAAGATCTTTTTACACAGTTACTTTACTTTTAGCTGAAATTGAAAAACAGGCAAAAGAAAATAATCTTTATGATGAAAAAGATTTTGATGCTGAAAAATTCTTAGAAGAACAAGAAAAATCTAGTGAAGATTAATATTATAATTTTCACTACCTATTTGTATACAAGCTTCAATAGCTAACATTAAATCACTTTTACTACAATCCCCAAAAGACTTGCCGGCTAGACCGGCATGTTCTTTTACAACCAGTTTCATTTCCTCAAATGTATAACCCGACTCTTTAGCCAGTTCCCTAATACAAGCATGTACTTTTGCAAGTTGTGCTTTACTGTGATCAGGATTAGATACTTCAATAAACATATCAACCTTATCACCCTCTTTTAGTTTCTCTACAAAGATTTCATATGCAAGTTTATCTTGGGGATGTACAAAAACAAGTTTACCATCTTTTTTAATAAATTTTCCTGTATGCATGTTTAACAAATTATGTTTTTCATTACTTCTAAAAAATGCAGATAGTGATCTTTACTTTTAATTTCTATTGCAGGTATCTCAAATGCTTTCAGAGTCCATTGATCATCTTCTACATCAACATTGTCTGTACTATGTAGAATAATGCCGCTGCACATCTCTTTTTGATAGTAATAATAATCATATCCATTTTGACTATCATCATCTGTAATTTCTACTTTTTCAAAGCCAAAATCAACTAATTCTTGTTCACTCATTTTTCTTTTGTTTTAAATACTTTTTCTCAAACTTCTCCCAACCCTTCTTATCAAACTGAGTAACCATAAGATCCATCATGATCTCATCTGTATGCTCTGCACACATTCCTATACCCTTGATGTCTAGATCAGGACTATACCTTTTGGTAGCCGGAGCTCCACATTTAATACATGTTAAATCACTCATAATGTATAAGGTGTTACAGGTTTTAAAAACATTTCAGGATTAATAATATCCCTAGTGTAGTTAACATCCTTGTATTTTTCATTCTCAGGAGTCCATGAACCCATTTCTTCTATCCTTTTAGCTCTTAATGTAAGTATAGAGTATCCAGTAAGGTGAGCATTGTCATCATCATTACTATTCAACATAGCATTTAGATTATTTCTCTCATCTTCAGTAAGATATCCTGTCTTTACTAATAAGTTCATCTCAGATATAAAAATAAATGGTCTGAAGTCTCCTTTTTTGGTACCATGTGCAAACATATGCCACAGGTATCCCATATTACTATCTTCTTCTTTTGATACTGCATGATGTTCCTCACATATATCAAGTAGAAGATTACTAATTTTCTGATCTTTAAAATATCTTATCATCTATCTAAAAAATTTAAAATTGTTGCTAAGTCTTCAGATCTCTTAAGTATTTTGCTAGGCTCTACATGAAAAGTAGTTTCTAGTACTATCTGTTCAGGAGTTATTCCATATCTAATATAAGCATCATAATATGTATCATATGCTTTTTGAAATTTCACTGTGATAGGTACTAACTTATGCCATTTTGTAAAGGATCTAGAACTATCTGCATCCTGGGTAAAACCCATACTTAAAAGCTTTTTCTTAATCAGGTTCACTTCACGTATTGTCATCATGATCTTAAAAATTTAAACATTGCCTTTATCTTATCATACTCCTCTACTAACCACTCTGGAGTAAACACTGCTTGCTGACCTTTAAAACGGACAATAGTATCCATATATATAGTTAATTCTATATCTGCATACCAAAAATTTGTATAAAGCATTTTAAATTCAAGTGTAATGTCTCCATGACCATAGATATGATGATTCCGGGTGTTTCTGTAAAACCCATACTTCACAAGCTTCTTACCTATTAGTTCTGTTTCTCTAAGTGTCATTATTCTATAAATTTATGAAAGGCTATTAAGTTTTTACACCATTGTTGAATGGGACCTAAGATATCTTCATGCCCAGTAACAAAGTCTTTTGTAAGTCTTGTATTTTTTCCAGATAAAGCCACTTCAACTATATAGTAATCAAAATTAGATGAATGTATTATTACTTCAACAGTCCAGCTATTACCAAAACCATTGTGATAAAAAACATTGTCTTTACCTTGTACTATAAAATAACCTAAAGCTTTTGCTTGTTCTCTACATCTTTCTATATCTTCTTCTGTCATGCTTCTACAAATTTTACTATTGCTTCATATGCTTTTATTTTATCTTCAAGATCATCTACCACTTTGTATATAGGTATACTATAATGATCAATAACACGGAATTTAATAGTTACTGAGTCTAAGGTTAGTAATATTATAGTGCAATAAATCTTGTATAGATGATCTGTAGTTAAAGGTGTTATATTTATATTAACAATAGAAAGACCATTGTCTTTAACATAAACACCATTTTCATTTACATCATACCCATTATTAAGTACATAATTTCTGTTAATCAGATCTTCTACAAAAAGATCTTTTCTATTCCTAAACATAATTAAAAAGTAATAAAAGAGTGAAACAATACCTAATTGTATTCCAAGGTATTATTTCATCATGCATTTTAACAAACTGTTTGATATAATCAGCTTTTCTATTGTGCTCATACCTAAGATTCTTTCCACCATACTGTGATACTTTCCCTTCCTGTATTTTAGGTACCCATAATAGTTCTTCTCCAGGAAGTTTATTAGCTAGATTATACTTATGTTTATCCTCATTGTGAGTTAGAAATATTACTTCAGCTTTTACATTATCAGTATTCCATTTATTAAAAGTAGAATGTCTGTTGATTATATAAAACAAAAACTCATACTCTATAAGCCAATTATCATGAACTATTACTGGACTAAAATTTAAGTGAACTTCATATCCTGCTCTTAAAAACAAGTATATAGAATTTAACCTTTCATCAAGAGAACTTGTATTAGGTTCAAGAACTTTTCTCCATTTCTCCGGCATAAGACTAAATCTTACTCTAATCTTACCTTCTGGATTAAACTTCAATAAATCATGATTTACATACTTAGTAGCAAATGAACCCATAGCAAGTGGATGATCTCTAAAGAATGCAAAGATTGTCTTCCAGTCATGATATTTAGCATGTAGAGCAAAGTCTTCATTACAAGATATATCATAAGTAATATACTCTCCTGTTTGATTAGGTTTTTCTACTGTAGAAAAATAAGCATGTGAATTAATCTCTGTCAGGATATCCATAGTATTTGTAGCTACAGAAAGTCCTTCCGGTTTGTGTCTTTTCATGTAGCAGTAACTACAATTATAAAGACAACCATGTCCAAAACTTGGTGAAATAAAGTCAGTACTCCTTCCGGAAGGCCTAATAACCATAGACTTCCTAGTAACTTTTTCTACTACAGACATATTATTCTAGATTTTTATATATACAGCTGATTAGTGCTACATATATTAATTCAAATAGCTTTTTCATAACTATTCCATTGTTAGGTTACTATCAGATAAAATCTCCCGGATCTTATCTCTTAACTTTTCAAAAGCCTCTCCTACTTCAGAAGGAAGTTTCTCATTATACTTAACTTCATTTCTAAGATGTTGATCTATGTCCCATATAGCAGCTCTATACTTCCACCCATCTAATGCTACCTGAGCATCAGATGCAGCATCTTCATCTGTAAATTCAATTATTACTTTCATTCTATTCTGATTTAAAGGTTATTACTTCTTTTTAAATTGTTCAAACCATTTGTCAAAGTTTTTTGTAAATTCCCTTGGATTACCCGTAGCTGGAACTTGCCATCTAACTTCTTCAGCTATTTTTCTAACTTCTTCCTCACTATACATTCTTTCAGATTGCCATTTAGCACCTGCTATAAAATGATTCATAATATGTTGATTCTTAATATAAGGAGGCTTACTTCCAGCACTTTCTTGAAACTTATCATTATAATTTTCAACAGCTTCTTCTAATGTTTCTTGTTTCATATTACTTTTTTAAAAATTAATTTTCCAAGATCCAAGTAATTCAGGATGAAAATGAGCTACAAATAACCATAAAAGAATAGCCATAGATATTACACCATCTATCTTCTTAAATAATATCAAACTTTCCCAGTGCTTATTTTTCTTAAGATACTTAGTTACAAAAGACTGTAAAATAGACAATGTAAAAATAGCTAAATAAGCATACCATAAATCACTAAGGGCCATACCTAAAATTAACCATACAAGATAAATTAAAGAAAAACAACCACTTACAAATTTTATAGCTAGTTTTTCTTCACTATCTTTTGGCAACATGTAAATTACTTTTACAAATGCTCTTGTTTTAATAAATACCCACATTTCATACATAAAGGTTGCACCTATCATAAGTGCTAATAACATATCTTTCATAATTAATAGTTTTCAAGGTTATTTACAAATTTATATTTCAGAATTCTTTTAATCAGATCTGCACAGTAATCTACATCATGTAGTGTAATTCTACCTGTTTTAGATTCTACTTTACTACAATGGTGTATTACTTGGAATACCCATTTATTTACTTCAGCAATCATATCTTCCTGCTCTTTATAAGCTTCATCTAACTTAGTTTCTAAGTCTGCAATAAACTCATCCTTAACTTTAAGCAATGCCTGTGCTTTTTCTAAGTTAAGTTCCAAATCACTCTTCATCATTACAAAATCATCATTCTTAACCTTCTTAGGCCTTCCTGAATTTTTTACTTTATTGTTAACTGCCATCTTTACTTGTTTTTTTGTTCTAAATAATCTATAATAAAACCAATAGCAACTAGTATATTCATACCACAGGATGCTATTATTTCATGAATGTCCTCATATATAGTGGACATTAAATGTACATGACCAACCATCCAGAATGGTACAGATAAGTTTTGGCTTATCCATACCACTAGATATTTTAGAAAATGCTTCACTTATTCAAAATTGTAATCCAAATTTAATTTGAAGATCCCACATAAGACCTGTAGAAATTTGCCAAAATAAAGGATTATCTCCCATTGCAGATTTAGGTGGACGTGAAAGAAATCTAAGTCCTGTTAATGGTTCAATTGTAAAGTGTTTGCCAAGTAAATATTTATAACCATAACCTATACCAAAACCATAAGTAGACCACCTTTTACCATCCAGGAGCTCATTAGATACATCTGGTTCACTGTATGAAGACAAATTTCCATACATTAATTTTGCTTGAATAAACTGACCCTTATCATTACCATCATATAATCTTACAAAAGGTTCAAAAATAGGTCCTTTCCAAAAAAATAAATAATAGTTCATATTTACTCCTGAACTAATATAATTTGTAATTGGTACTTCACACTGAATACGGTACTTTGGATTAATTATTCCAAAGGTCGTAGATATATGTCCTTTAAAGTTTTGAGCATGAGTAAATGTTATGAATGATAGCATTGCTAGTAATAAATTAATTATCTTTTTCATATACTTTTGTTTTAATTACTTTATCATAAACTCATAAGCAGATTTACTGTTGCTCATGTTAAACTCATATACTTCTGATGTACAATAAGTTTCATTTATTCTGATTTTTACTGATGAAGCATCTTTAAAATCTGTATTTAATGCTTCATCTATGTCTAGGTTCCATGGAAAGAATACTACATTGTTCTTTTCATTTTTTGTACCTTTCAGGTTGTATTTTTTATTTACACCTTTTACAACAAACACTACATCTATATTAGGATTATCATCACAATAATAACCACCTTGAATATACCATATAACAAAAGTATCAACTTTTTCTAGTTTAAGAAAAGCACCGTTATTTTCTGCTGTATGTGCAATTTTATATGGTTCATCAAAACCATTATCTACTGTTTTATAAGTCCATTGAGCACTAACACTTCCTGTAATTAGTATTGCTCCTAATAAATTAATCACCTTCTTCATTGTTCACTGTTTTTTTCTTCTCTTGCTTCACCATAGTGGCTCGAGAATTTTTTGTTTGCTTGTTGTACTTTTCCAATCTCTCTTGAATTTTCTTGTTCAATAGATTGTAATCTAACTCTATCCTTCTTTCTTTCATATTCCTGCCAGTTATAAATTTCTAATTCTTTCATTCTAACTACATCTCCAAGTGTCATACCCTCCGGTATTCCTCCATTTTCTTCCATAATAGCAATACATGCTTCTTTCATTCTTCCCATAATCTTATATTTTTTTCTAGTAAAAAATTAATTGTTACTCTTATATCATCATGGCCATGTATAGAACCAATTATTTTTAATTTAGAATAAGTAGAATGTAAAATATCTAATTTAATTCTTACTTTTCTTTTAGTTCTTACTGTATCAACTACACTGAAGTCAAATGGAAACATCTGGGCATATACATACACATTCTTTACATAGGATTTATCATTACAGAACTGAACAGCTATAGTTTTATTATGATGAACTGTGCTTCTTTTATAACCAGTTATATTTGCTATGCTATGTTCCGGCATCATAAATCTATATTTCAGTAATCCAATTAAATAACTTCTTTGATCAACCAATGCTCTTTCTCTAGAATTCTTTTTAATTTTTAATAAAGCATTGATTACATCTTCTTTAGTGTAATCTTCCATACTATACTAAATCTAATTCAGCTTCTTTTATTTTTTCTTCTTCTGCTTCAGCAAATAGACCTTCTATAGGTAGAAATCTAGTTGCATCATAATATTCATAAGGAAATGATTTTTTGGACAACTGGACTTCTTTCAATATAACTCCTAATTTACCTGGTTGTAATCCCATATTTACAACAGATACAACAGTATAAACTATACCTTCTTCTATCCATTCTTCTGGAGATATTTTTGCAGGTTTATTTGATGAATCAATACAAATGACTTTCATAGGCTTCAATTTCTGTTATTAAATCTAAATCTTCTAAGTTAGTTTTTAAATCTAACATTTCAAGAAAATCACCGGATTTAACAGAACATTTACCTCTATTATGAACTGTAATTGCACATTGTTCAGCTTGTGTAGCATCATGTTTACAATGACGCATAAGACATGCAATTACATATAAAAAGTCATGATGGTCATCATTATGCAATACTAACTTATGTGTTTTTACATCTTCCATATACTTCTAATATAATAAAAATATTGGGGTTAATCTAATTTAACCCCAAAATCTTTCCAAATTACTTTAGTCTGATCAAAATTTTCTAATGCTTCCTTAACCCATTTTTCATCTATTGTATCCATATAACATAGTATGTGGACAATAGCTTTATCATCTGGATTTAACCGGAGTAATCTTCCAATTCTTTGACTTGCTTTTCTCTCATTACCATATGCATGCATAATAATACCTTGCTTAAGATTAGGAATATTTACACCCTCATTCAACTGCAGTACAGTAGAAAGTTTATTTATTTTTCCTTCCTTAAACATGAGTAAGTTATCTTCTGACTCCTTGTTGTTGCTATGATAGCTATGTTTACATAATCTATCTGCTTGAGCTTGAGTATTAGCAAATACAATACATTTAGTTTGTATACTATTCATTAGTATTTTAGTATACTTTTCTTTAGTAGGATACTCCATCATTGCCTTCATCCTCATGACTCTAAGTATATGCATATTTCCGGAACCCACATCTAGTCTTCTTGACCAATAAGTATAGTTATCTACTTCAGATGCTAAATACTGTTTGTTACCAGTTTTAACAGGATATACTTTGTTATTAGTCAAATGTAACTGATGCACTACTATCTGGTAATCATTTAGTATTCCATTCTCTACAGCATCATCTGCTTTGAATGTAAATACTACGGGACAGAACTCTTGTACTAACTTACCTTTTTCTGAATAACTCCTTTTTGGTGGAGTACCTGTCAATCCGAGAATCTTTCCTCTATATAGTTGGAGAAATCCTCTGTGACTATCTAATAAACTATGAACTTCATCCAAATAGACTGCATCATAATCATTAGGGTTATGTTTATTCAAACTTAAATAAGTAGTAAATACCATTCTACCTAATAAATCTTCTTTTCCAAATTTAACAGCATCATCTTTCCATGATTGGAAGATTGACTTTTTTGGAGCAACAATAAGACATCTCATTAGAGAGGTAGTATTTTTCTCAATATGTGTAAGGCCAACAAGGGTTTTCCCAACACCTGTACCAAGAACCACACTACATTTCTGCTTACCATCAGTTGCTTTTAATGCTTCTAATTGAACTTCATCTTTTGTCATAACTTTAATAGATTAATTCCCACTTGTATTTATCTTCTAACCAATAACATAATTCATCTAATGATTTCTTACCAAAGTTTCTAAATCTCATCAAGTCAGACTTTCTGTAGTATAATAAATCTTCAAGAGTTTCTATGTCAGCCAATTTAAGACAATTCAATGCTCTTACAGATAAATTTGTATCAAGTTCATGAATTATATTCTTCTTAAGATCTCTAACATCAAACTTATTTCTTATAAAATGTTTAGCAGCTGAACTAGATAAGAACTGTTTTGATTCTAAAGTTTCTTTTTCTCTTGTAAATTTATTATACAACTGTGTATTATGACTTTTTAGTAACTCATTCTCAGTTAAAAGAGATAATGTATCTCTTTCAATACCATGTGCCTTAAAAAGTTTTCTTGTAAAATAAATAACTCTACTAGCACTCTTATTTAATATCTCAGTGACCCTTGCACGGCTAATATTAAATTCATCAGCAATTTCTTCTAGTGATTTATTATCCTTAAGAAACATCTTAAGCATCAGTGTATGTTTTTCAGGATTGAATTCTTTAGATAACTCTAAAGAAACTCTATTCATTAAATTATACCGGAACACAAAACTTGAATTATATCTTATATTATAGCCCATTAAATTTTGTACCTCATCTAAGAAATAATAATACTTAGATCCCTTTTTAGGAACATTAAGTTGTCCTCTTGTACTAAAATAACTGATAACCTTTCTAGACTTTAATCCTTTAAGATAACCTAATGGAATATTATACTCAGTAATAAGTTGTCTTTCAGAAATAACATCTCTTTTGAGTATTTCTTTACAAAGTTTCTTATTTGTAAGTATTTGTTTTAAAGTTCTAGGATCTGACTCAGGTATTTTTTCATGTAATATTTTTAATTCTGCTGTCATATCTTTTATTTTAACCATCCCATGGTTCTAGCCTCTGCTGGATTTGCATGAATCCAATCATGACAATTCCTACATACTGCTTTCCAAGTACTCTGAACTAGATAAAAAGCATCTCTGTTAGCCCCTGCATAGGTATGGTGAATATCAGTAGCCATGTGACCACATCCATTCACCTTTACCTCACACAGGTTGTTCACCAATAAATGTTTTTCTCTTAGTTTGAGATACTCTTGATCTTTTTTCTTTCTTTTAGAAGAAACCTGAGGGATTTTATAATCAGTTGGTTTCTGTGAACTGTCATTATTAATGGCTTTTTGGCAACTCCAGCAATATTTACAGTATTTGAATCCCTCATGGTTCTTCCATATCACGGTTTCCTTTTGGCAACCGTCACAAGTTTTAAGCTTCATCAAAATATGTATCTGATAAAAGATCTAAATCTTGTTCTAAGCCTATAATAGAAAGTCCAAATGAACTTTTACTTGTATCATAGTCACGTGGATCTAGAGTATCATCTAGTTCAGGAATTTCTGGTAATTGTTTTACCAATTCTGTTAACTGATTAGTTAAATCATACACTTTTTTTTCAAATTCTTCTCTTGTCATAATTTTAGTTTTTAATTTTTATTTATAATAATTCTTCAGGAAACTCAGCAACCTTAGCTGCTTTCTTAAATAAAAAATTCTTTAGAGCACTCCAAAAGCTTTCAGTAATATGAAGATCTTTATCAAGAAAATTATCCTTTGGACAAACAATATACTTATCTATCAGATCAGTACATCTTGGATGGTCTGTTGTAATAACTTTGATTAAGTATCTTTTTTTACTACTTAGTAAAACTTTCACTTCAAGTGGTCTCCATCTTTCTCTAGCTGGAGACAACTCTCTAATGTCATAAAATGTTTTCATACACTTTGATTTTTTAACATTGGTAAATTTACTGGTGCTTCCTGTAAACTTAAAAAGTTTTTAGGAAGTATACCTTCTAGCATAAAGATACTAATAATATCATCTTTTGTGATGTTTAAATCTTTAAAAGTTAAAGTATTCTTAAACTTTTCATCTACTTCATCACACTCTAAAAAAGCTTTTGTAAGATTGCTTTTAGGAAACAATGATTCAAAGAGTTTATTAGTATACTCTATTGTAAGCTTTTGTTTAAATAGATTCAATACATTTTGAGCTCTATTATAAACATTAATAATCCGTTGTTTTTTCTTACTACACATAGTAGCAAGTTCTTTTTGTTCAAGAGCATCTAGACCATATAATGCTCTCTTATACAAATAGTTTTGATAAGTTGAATACTTATCTTGTTCATATTGCATATAAGTTTTACCTGCATGCAATTGATAATTTCTAATCTGTTGTTTTAACTTTTCCATTTTAATCATACAATTTTACATTCATAAATAATAAAAAGGGGACATTTCTGCCCCCTTGTCTAACTAAGTAAATACTATCCTTCTATTGAGAAATCTTCCTCTGTAGAAGAAACAGCTTCTTTTGCAACTTGAGCTGCATATGCTGCTTTTAATTCAGCAACATTATCATGCTCAATTGTAGAATCAGCTAATGATGTATTAAAAGTAAATTTAGTTCTTCTATAAATTGGAAGACCACCTAATCTACAAACAATACCTGTTTCACCAGCTATTTTCAAATCACGCTCTGGTCTCTTTTTGTTAAAAGGACTCAATGATTCTTCAACTATAATTTTACCGTCAATTTCTTGACCACCATAAAGATTCATATCTTGTAAATCTTCTATTGTACCAGGCATTAATGCACTGATAGCTTTTCTACGAACAAATCCATTGTCATCTACAACAGTTCTTGTTTGTTGTACACGTACATATCCAAATTCAGGATTGTTTTCTGAAACATTAATAACTGCACCTGTTTCATCTGCTAATACAAATACTTTTGAGTTCATCTTTAAAAATTTAAAATGATTAATAAATAAATTGATTTTTTGAGTAGATACTGTTCCCCTAATTACTCACTTTAGAGGTAGTGTGTAGTTTAAAACTACATATCTAAGCTGTCTGATAAGTCAATGATATCATCAAATGGTTGATCATCTGATATAATATCATCTAAGTCATAGTCATCCAAAGGAAGGAAGTCTAAGTCTATACATTTTTCTTTGGTGTTTTTCTCAACCGCAGAACCAGTAAAAGGATCCCCAATGTGTTCACCATAGTCAATTGACATAAGGTACTGTACATCTTCATCTGTAAGATCAAGGTACTCTTCTATAGAGAGGTGAACTACTTTCCCATTAGGGAGTTGATATTGCATTACCGGCATAAAAATATGCTAGTAAATGTAAGTTATTTAATCTAACATAGAAAGTTTAAACCAAAAATATTTAGCACTATATAGCTAAACATGACAAAGGGGGATTTCTCCCCCTATCTCATTTGGTCAGGAAAAGTATATTCACAGAATACACTTCTTAAAATTCCTCAATAACTTCTAGTTCATTAGTTCTAACATAAGTTGTATCTCTTTTGTTACTACCTTTTCCTACAGCAGCAACATATTCAACAATATAAGGACTCCATTCATGATAACCTCTAAATTCTATTACAGTTGCTACAATTTTATCATCTGCATCAGCAAACTCCTGTCTGGTAAGCTCTTTATCCGTACCATAACCCATGTTATCTATAGACATTCTGCATAAAGTACCAATAGGTATAGTATCTGGTAGTTTATTACCTATCATAAGTTTGAAGAAATGATCTACTGTTTGTGAATTACCACAAATAATGGGAGTAAATAGTTTGACAAACTCTTCTGCATTTGGATCTTTGATAATCTTACTGAGTGCTTTTGCTACATCAGAATCATCATATGTTACAGATATATTCATAAGTTCTGTCTTAAGTTTCTAATTTTAGCTAACAGAGGTTCATTAAAGGTTGTAAAGAAGCTTTTATCTAGTATTCTAGACTTTATAATTCCCTTTTTCTTGGGAACTACACAACTTCTACAACCAGTTTTAAGAACCTGACCCTCTTTGTCAACTATCTCTGCCTTAAGATCAAATCCTAAGACAGAGTTAATCATGTACTTATCCACGGCCAAACATGTTTTTAAGCATGTTATGTACCCTGTTTGAACTATTGAGCTTATCAATTAGTCTTTGCATCATGAGTGAAGTAAACACTATTTCATTAGTATGCTTACACTCACTAACAAGTTTCTCCAATGCTTCATGCAGAATGTCATACTCATCATGTGTTTTTACACACAATTCAAGTAACTCATCTGCTCTCTTGTCTGTAATACCAAGATTATGGTGTAGCAACTCTGCCTTATCATCAATGATCAGCAGTTTATACTGACCATCAGTATTATAACCTTTTTTCTTTTTCTTGAACATTTTTCCTAACCAGTTCATAATCATAAATTTAAATTAAACAATAAAAAATGCCGGTCTTTCCCGGCTGTCAGAGGGTTGAAGTAAGTCACTCCCACAATAGCATTTTTTAGTAATCCCAACAGGATTCAAACCTGTGACCTGAACCTGATGTATTGCATGCCCTAACAGGCTATCCTTTACATTTTCAGAGGTTCCACTCTATCAACTGAGCTATGGGACTATAAAAGACACACTCTTCAGCTTTCTACTTCCAGCTCCGAGAAATTGTATATAACTTAGCCCATCTCATCGCTGTGTGGGAACTGAAGTTTATGTATCAATACATTTAGCAATTTACAACAAATTCTCTACAATCCATTTGAGACCGGGCTTCTCCCATTTATTGGTCTTCCTAATGCATAGATTATTTGCCTTTGGATAGTAATCTACTATACCAAATGTCTTTCCTCCCATTTCTGTATCAATAGTATATCTAAACATCTCATCATCTTGAGCAATGTCATATCCCATTTTCAGTAATTGAGGTAAGTAAGTTTCAGTAAACCTTTCTAGTCTACCTTCTCTTAAACTCCCGGTCATAAGACCGAGAGCTTTAAGATCATTATCCTCTGCTTCAGCAGCTTTTTTCAATGCTTCAGACTTTTTCATTACTCCCAAGATTTAGGTTTATAACCAAACTTATGTTCCATAATCTTAAGAATAAGATTTGTGTGATAAGTAACATCTTCCGGAGTAATTATACCAGCATGTTCCTGAAGCTTTGTAAAAGCACTAGGAAATGGTTTTAACCATGATCTTAACTCTTCAAGCATTTCTTCCTGTTCTTTAAAAGCAGCATCTAATCTGGCTGATAAATCTGTTATCTCTTCCTTAAGCATTGCTGTGTAAGTATCATCAATAACCTCTTCAATTACATTTTTCTCAACTATATCAGATTCTTTTACAATATGTTTCAGAGCCTTGGTTGCAGGATAAGCCCAGTGTTCCCTAGCCTTAGAAAACTTTACTGTAAAGTAATTCCAAGCTTCATTATAAGCAATAACTTCTGCTTCTAGTCCAATAAAATCTTCCATTTCAATGTGCCAATGGGCTGACTTACAATCAGCAAACTTAAAACCTTTCATCTTTTTGCCTATACAAGCTTTTTTTGCTTTAACTAGGTCTTTTTTCATTGCTTTTGCTACTCTTGCCATTCTTTTCTGATTTAAAGGTTAATTTACTAACTGATATACCAATAGCCCATTTTAACCATGCTAAACACACCATTGTTGTTGTTACA